TTAACGTATTGTTTATGGTGATAGCATATTGGATAGCTATATTCTCGGTCATGACCGTTCCCAAATTTATCGACAACTACACGTTTAATCTCATTTGGCTCACTATGGTTATACCAAATGTGTTGCGTGTGATTGTCGGTAACATTCCCCGCCTCGCCGTCGATCGCGGTTTTTTCTTTTCAGCCACGGTTGTTTCTTTGATTCTCACCTACCTGGCAAACAAGATATGGACACAAACAGCGGATTCTATAAAGACCTATGAGGGTGACAAGAGAAAGGCGTTTGACCTTACGATGTTACTCTCAGCGACTTTTGCTATGGGAGCTATAATTACTTACTTTGCTGGTATAGATAAATCAATCTACAGTAATATGGGCTGGGAAACAGTTAATTAGGGTTTAACGATGTAATCCTTGGTCATGTAGAAGGCAATCGCCGATACGATACCAGTAGTAGCAAGACCAACCATACTTCTACCCCCTTGTTCGTTAAGGAACTTGGGGATAGAGGTCGCCAGACGGTCCTGGACGGGCTTGCTCACTGCAATGGCGGTGCATGCTGCGACGACGAGGGCGGTGAGCTGCTCATCGGTGAGGTTGAAGGGGTTTTTCTTCTCGGGTTGCGCGGCTGGGGCGGGGGCGACATAGGCACCCTGGGGTTGTGGGGCAGTCATTTGGGGCATCATACCCTGCATCCTGGGCTCGTCGGTCATTGTTGGGGGTTCCATCATAATATCATTAATGGGGGTAGAATCCATCGTTGTCTCTTTACTTTGGTTCATATTTTTTTCAGGTGTAAAAGCCACAGATGGATTATCGTTGAGGGGGACCATTCCCTCACCATCATCCGACAAATTCATGGTATTCACTTGGGGGGAAGCCATTTAATAGTCCCGTACTTTTTCTTCGACGCCGACCGACGCAATTATCTGGTTTTTGTAATCTTGAGATTCGTCTTCTTTGTCGCCTTCTTGGCATCATCCTCCTTCTGCTGTAGATGTTTGGGATTGTACATCTTCTTGTGGAGTCTCCATAGATCTGGACCACCAACCCTGAAGTTTTTCCTGACGGTCGCCTTGTACCAGAACACACAATCTTGAATCTTGTTAGACTTTACCGTATTGTCTAACACGAGACACTCATAGTTTTCTGTGCAGGCGTCCATCACTTTACAGAACATGTCGAAGGAGGGGAAGATCCCAAAGAAGGATTTGTACAACTTTTCTCTATTCTGGATGATATTCTCTCTGAGGATGAAGACGTAATCAACATTAGCTCGAAGTGCGGGTGGAAGGTCCATGACGTACTGCATGGTGAGCATGAAGAAGATCTTCCAGTGCCTCCCGTTCATGAAACACTGTCGAATGCACGTATCCTTGAGGAACTTTGAGTCATACATACAGTCATCCAGGAGCATGAAGGCTCCGCAGTTTTCTTTTCCTGCACCCACCAATTTTCTCTGCCTCGCCATGACCCTTTCTATCGCGTCTCTGTCATAGTCACCATAGATGAAGAGGTCTGGAATAAATTCAGAGTAAAAATGGTTACCTTCCTCTGTCCCCGAGAGGACGATACCGGCTGGAAGATGCTTCTTGTGGAACATTATGTCTTTCACGAGGGTGGATTTACCTGTATTTCGCTTACCGATGAATACACAAACTTTATCGTCGGCTATTCCCTCTGGTTTGAATTTCCTCAACTGGAGATTCATTCTATTGTAGTGTCTCGTTTTATTTAGCAAAATTTTACTCATATAGAGTAGGAATGGCTGGCCGTCTGAGGCTCGCTGCCACTGGGATACAAGACGAGTGGCTCACAGGTGAGCCACAATTTTCGTACTTTCTGATGAATTACAAGAGACACACTAAATTTTCATTCGACTTTGTGGAGAGTCAGTTTGATGGGAACATCGACTTTGGGCAGGTAATCGAATGTAGAGTTCCAAATGATAAAGGTGATCTCATCAGAGATATGACGTTGAAGATAACTCTCTCCGACCCCCAACCGGATGATGGTGGTGAAAACGATATGGTCTGGTCACCATCAATAATAACTCATCTCATCGAGTACGCCGAACTTCTCATCGGAGGACAACTCATCGAGAGAATCACAGGCGAATACATTTACATGCACCAACAACTTCATAACACAATTGATGATATTAATCAGACGATGTATTTCCTGAATGGTCACGGAAACTATCTGAGCTACTCGGGTGAATATACATATTTCCTGTGTCTTCCATTTTATTTTTACCGGAATCCTTCCTTGGCTATACCTACATGCGCTCTGACAAAACAACTCGTCGAGGTGAGAGTCAAAACGAGACCCCTCAATGAACTTGTGAGAAATCTCGGAGCACCAGATGCAGGTGGTATTTCAGATGTCACAGCTTCGATCACGAAGTTTTCGATGGATACAGAGTTTGTATATGTCACACCAGAGGAGAGGGGGTACCTCATGTCCAGACCCCTGGACTATGTCATCACACAGGTGCAGTTGTCCAAGTTTAAGATGAAAGCTGGTGAAAACAAAAAGTCTGTGATGCTCAACTTCCATCACCCCGTCAAAGAAATCTTCTTCGTTTCTCAAAATAAAGTGGCTTCTTCAAACAATATACCAAATTACTATAATGAAATCGTAAATGTCGAACTACGATTCAACAATGAAATCGTTTTCAGCAGGGATGGACTCTTTCTTTGTTACGAACAACCGCTCAAATACCATATAAATTCTCCATCGGCGCTCACTTTCACGACCGAAACGTTTAACGGTTTGAATCCTCGCCTGGGTCCATCTAAATTCGGTATGTACTCATTTTCTCTCAATCCTGCGGTACCTTATCCAACCGGTCAGGTGAATATGAGTCGCATATCTCATAAACTTTTTACAATTGAAATTAACCCAATCGAAACTGTATCTGAAAACGATACACGTGTATATGCACTGAATTACAATGTATTGAGGATTGAGAGTGGTTTAGCTGGATTAAAATTTTAGATGGATATAGTAGTAATGGCTGGACAAGTCCAACTCTTGGCTTCTGGTCCCCAAGAGAGATTTTTCACATTAGATCCAGACTACAGTTTTTTTGTGGAAAGTTTCAAAAAACACTCAAATTTTTCTACAGAATTTATTGATATAGATCCAGAAAATGAAGCTAATTTTGGAAAGATTGTACGATTCAAAATTCCCCAAAATCAAGGTGATCTTCTCAAGACGTTGAGTGTAAGGATGACCCTTCCCGAAATTATAGTCACGAGCACGACGATGTACATCGAATCAGTTGCACATGCAATTATAGAATACGTAGATCTCATCGTGGGTGGTGAGGTTGTTCAGCGATTGACAAGTGACTATCTCCAAATTTATTCGGAGCATAATGTCACCCAAACCAAACAAAGCGCCCTCGAACAACTTGTGGGTAAGTACCCACTTCAAACGTCAGACAAAAGAGTTGGTGAGGTGGTTAGTAATTCCGGTATCGTAATCAATGGTACATTGGGATTGGATTCTGACGAAAGTTTCTTTGTCGATCTTCCATTTTATTTTTATGGAAATCCCAAACTTGCAGTGCCCCTGTGTGCTATTAACAAACAGGAAGTTGAAATCGAGTTTAAACTGAGACACGCACAGGAACTGGTCATTAAAGGTGATGGAAGCTACAACACTTTACAGGAAACTCTCAATCTGAAAAAGTTTCAACTCTGCACAGAAGTTGTCTTCTTAGATTGTGTAGAACGTATTAAGATTGAAAATACACCCACAGACTACCTGATCACGCAGCTTCAACAGAATGTCTTTAATGTTGGTGTTGGTGTAAATTCTGGAAAATTCAAGTTGGACTTTACAAACCCAATCAAGGAACTCTACTTCGTTATCCAGAGACAGGGAAGTAATGTAAATGTAGAGGCAGACACCACACTACAGGGGAACTTTGTCACCATCTTCGATTACGACAACACGTCAAATGTACAGGATGGAAAGTTCATCCTCTATGAAAATCTTGATTACTTGACACTCACCCTTGATGATCAGGACATCATCACAGAAGATACAGGGACCGTCACTTTCCTCAAAGCTATACAGGGGGGAATTCACCACTCAAAGACTCAATTGATTAGGAGATTTTATTCGTATAGTTTCGCTCTCCAACCAGAGGAATGGTATCCCACCGGGCAAATTAATTTCAGTCTCGTAAAAGATCAAATTTTAAACCTAAGTCTCACCGCATGTCCATTTTTTAAAAGACAAATTCGAGTCTACGCCCTAAGCTACAACACATTCCGTGTAAGTGAGGGAATTGGCAAAACTCTTTTTAAAATTAAACATTAAAATGAACATGCAAACCGGATTCGGTGGTGATGGTTCTGCCATGGCAGAACAATACATGAACTCCATGATTGACATTATGATGCCTGTGATGGAAAACAGTGTCGTTTTAGCGGCCGAATATTCCAAAGCTTGTGGGAGGAACATTATACTCCCAGAGGACATGGAATATGCGACTAAGTACTGTGCGATGAATACAGTGGGTCAAAATGTTGGAAGTTTGTTTCCTGAAATTTATGACGAGGACGAGGACGAGGACGAGGACGAGGACGATATCGA